CCGGCATATCGAATAGAAGGTTTGAATTTTTCAAGTCCTCAGCACTCTAAAATAATTCCCACTCTGGTAAATACTGGTTCAACAAATCCACCGTTGACCCCACCTTGGGAAGTGCGAGAAGCTCCAGCTGCTTTAAAGCCTGGCTATGTTAATGGCGTGTATGTTGATCCTGACAAACATGCCTATCGACATTTGGCAGACCGTGTGTCTCGAAAGCCGCCTCATGAGGCTTTTGATATGGACGTTTATGCCGGGGTCTTCACACCTAACGTGATAAGAAAAACACTGCGAATTGCTACAATTGAGGAGGCAGTGTTTGGAATCCCATCTTTGGGAATGCCAAGTATCGATCTTGGTACATCCTCAGCTTTTCCTTACTCAGGAAAAGGAATGCTTCGACGCGATTTAATTCGTGTAGAAGATCGTTTCATTCACGAAGAAATTCGTAATGAAATAAAATATCTTGAGGCCAATGCGGCTCAGGGTATAATAATTCCACATTTCACTATTCATGCTAAAAAGGATGAAACACGAAGTAAAGTACGTGTTGCAGCTATGGAAACAAGGGCTTATCAAATAGGAGCACTATCACATCTGATTTTCAGTAGGATGTCTTGGATGTTTCTTATGGCTTATGTTGAGCATGATGGAGAAGGAGATGTAGCAGTTGGAATAAATCCATATTCCAGAGATTGGGACTTTCTGTACAATAGATTGTCTCGTTTCAAAAATGCAGTTGATTCAGATACAATTGCTTGGGATTTCCATTATTTTTACTGGTATGCTGACACTTTTTGTCAAGCAGTAGGTTTCTATTTTGGAATTCCATTAGACGATATGAGGATTAAATACATGTATTGCTCGTTCAAAAGTGCAATATGTGGATATGTGGTGTACAAAAACCACGCTTATCGTGTAGAGATGATGTTTTCTGGTTCATTACAAACATCATTTCAAAACTCGACTGCTAATTCTTCAAAAGGAAGGATTATCTATAAAAGATTAGCAGCTGAGAATCAGCCAGCCAAAGTAACATTGTTTGATGAAAAGGTAAATCAGACGACTTTTGGCGATGATAATGTTCTGACGGTTCATGACGACGTATCAGATTTCTACAATGGCCAAACAATAGCTAAAAAAGCTTTTGAAATTTTTGGTCATGTACACACTTCACCAGACAAATCGGAGACTATTCCAAAGTTCCGTAAGTTAGAAGAAGTTGAGTACTTGAAACGTCAATTCCGTCCAATCAATGGCGCTATACTTGCGCCTCTTTCCAAGAATTCAATTAGGAACATGGTTCAATGGATTCAAAAACCGACTGAGTGCACAATACCTCAGCAGTTTGCGAAAAACGTTGAAATATGTTTGTTGGAATCCTCATTGCATGGAGAGTCATTTTATTATGACACCCAACGAATCTTAAATGCTTTCTTGCTTGCCTATGGGCATAAACCACACATAATGTCGTACAAAGACATTTCGTGTTTGATGAAATTACACAAGATGTAAATTTCACACCGGAAAGGAAAATCCGTAACACCCGTTGTAGGCGTGATGGCCACTAGAGCATTTCAGATCGAAATGGTCCTACCTACATCGTACAAGTATTTCACTTGCACCTGATACACCAGCACCTAGGAGTTTCGCCGCTTCTACCACAGCTGTTAATTGGCGAGCACAAACCAACGCAGTTATTTGTACCGATGATCGATCGTTAAACGAACCTTCCCAAGCTGATTTAGTCGAGAATTCCGAGACTATCGTGTTTGAAGATGCGGCTAATGTCGTATGTCAAAGTTCCACTTTGAACTTTGCAACAATGTATGAGCCAGTGAATCCATATACTGACTGTACACCAAAAGAAATAGTGGAGAGAGTCGTAACTCTTCCTACATTTTCTTGGAATTCAACTTCCTCAACCATTTGGTCTGGGTCACCTTTGTCTGCTTTAGTGGCAAATTCTCAGACCATCCGAAATGTGTTAGGAAATCTAATAGGTACTAATCCTGGCATGTTCAGATATATGCGATGTAATTTTCGAGTTACAGTACGCGTAAATAGTACCCAATATCATCAAGGAACTATAATAGTAGGCTGGCTTCCAGTCGAACTACCAACCGTCCAATATACATCACTTCAAAGCACATTTGCGCACAATGCAGTTGTTTTGAGTGCTTCTAGTCAAGAATCGTGTACTTTGGATATTCCATTTTATTCAAGGTACCCACATTATGACTTGTTTAATCCACTCAATGTTCCTCTGATATATATAAAAGCATTTAATCCACTATTAACTTCTAGTTCTTCCGTAGTAGATACTGTTCCAATTACTGTTTTTCTTCAGGCAACTGATGTTAAACTTTATGGTATCTTACAACAAACAGGAGGAATTGCAAGAACTCAAGAAATGCTTGAATCCACAGAGCGGTATGAAAAACATTCCGCAGTGAACAAAAACAAAAAGAATAAAGAAGCAAAAGCAAAAGAAGAAGGTTTATCTTTGGCAGGACCCTTGTCATTAATAAAACCACTGATACGTTCAATACCTTTTGCAGCACCTATCATCGATACAGCAAAGATGATATTATCTAATTTGGATAAACCAACAAGTGACCAATCTCTCGTATATACTCAACCTCGCTCAATGAGGGGTTGGAGTCTTTTATCGGGTTTGGATTACGGTGAACCATTAAGTAGTTTTCCTTCCTTTAGTGTCGCAAGAACTTTAGGGATGGATAGCTCAGATATGACAATTGTTTCTTTTTGTCAAAAACCATTATTGTATTACACTGGAACTATAACAACAGCAGGACGAATTTTTTCGCTACAAGTTCATCCTATGTTCTACGGTTCGTGGAGAACAGAACCAGACTTTCTGGCATTTGGAACATCATTCTTTTCCTATTATCGAGGATCTATAAGATATTTGTTACATTTTGTCGGAACACCATTCTTTTCCATGAGAGTTAAAATTTCAGTTACACATTCAGGCATCTCGCCTACAAGTACAGGAGATGGCTCGGGTTATTACTCTAGAGTTATTGATGTCAAAGGAGATGCTTGGGTGCCAATATCAGTACCATACTTGACCCCTACTATATGGTCAAAAACATTGATTACTGCTGATGGAGCACAAACTTACTTAATACTTGAAGCACTTACAGATGTTCAAGGATCTAGTCTCCCGGCGGCGGCATCATATTACGTTAACGTATATCGCGCTGCTGGAGATGATTATCAATTAGCAAGTTTGACTCGTTCTAGAAACATGACAATGGCTTTCGATGAGACAGAAATTTACGAAAAACACTCTATTTCCCAAAAATTCAAAGAACCTTTTGAAGGAGTGTCACCCGTGAATACTGGTTTTACTGAAAGTGGCCTATGTATGGCAGATACTAGTTCTACAATAACAGATTCCTGCAAGCGATGGACCTCAATCGTCGCTACAGCAAGAAACCGCGGTTCGTACCCATGTGGAGACGGACAACTGGACGTTCATAACGAAGGACCCTTCTTTTTGTGGTCTCGTGTATTCGCCTTTTGGAGAGGAGGCAGAAGAGTACGTATCATGAACTTCAACCAATCGCGTGCCGTTCTAGACGGTTTATTCGGTAGTACAGATACCGTAAAACTAGGTTTAGAAGGACAATCGGTTGTATGGAACGAAGCAGCGGGAGCAGGATATTTTAATGCTTCGGTTCCTTATTACTCTACCACCTCGTGGTCCCCTGCAATGGGGATTACAGCATATACACCGTCCTATGACGATCCGGAATTTCCAACAGTTCCAGTAGGAGTAGGCGGCGGCGAATC